AACCCAGTGAGCGGCTCGACCATCATCGGCGAGGCCGGCGACAACATCGGCCGCGGTAACCGGACATCGATCTACTTCCTCGACGAGGCTGCGCACATCGAGAGGCCCGAGGCTGTCGACGCTGCCTTGTCCCAAACCTCGAACTGTAAGATCCATGTCAGCACGCCGATGGGCGCTGGCAATCCGTTCTATCGCAAGCGGCACGGTGGCCGGATCCCGGTGTTCGTGTTTGACTGGCACGACGACCCGCGCAAGGACGAGGCTTGGTACGAGCGGCAGAAGGCGACGCTTGACCCGGTCATCGTGGCCCAGGAGATCGACCGCAGCTACACCGCATCGGTGGCGAATGCGTGGATCTCCGGCGAGATCGTGCTTGCTGCCATGCACCGTGGCCCGGCCGACGTGCAGGCCATTGGCCCGCTCATGGTGGGCGTGGACGTCGCCCGCTTTGGCAACGACAAGAGCTGCATCACCTTCCGCAAGGGGCGCGTGGTCTACCCTCAGATCGTGTTCGGCATGTGCGACGTGGTGGACGTGGCCGGCCGGGTGAAGCAGGCCATCGAGGCGTGGGGTGAGAAGCCCAGCCAGATCGCGGTGGACACCATCGGCATCGGCTCTGGTGTGGCCGACATCCTGCGTCGTGAGTTCCGGCGCGAGACGGTGGACGTGAATTCGTCCCTGCGCCTGTCGGACGGCCAGAACTACAACCTGCGTGCCCGCATGTGGCGCGACCTGCGCGAGTACCTCAAGAACGGCGCATCAATCCCCAACGACCCGGAGCTGTCGACCGACCTGACGGCACTGCAATATCTGTTCCGAGGCGGTGAAATGCTGATGGAATCGAAAGACGACGCCAAGAAGCGCGGTATCAAATCCCCAGACAGAGCGGACAGTTTGGCGTTAACATTCGCCATCCCTGCGCGCGATGCTTCGGATTTGCCTGCTCGCGCCCAAACCGAATACGCAATTTTCTAGGAGAACATCATGGGTGGTATTTTCAAGTCCCCGAAGATTCAGCAGGCTCCGACACCTGTCGAGATCCAGGCTCCTGTCGTCAACCAGGAGCAGGTCGACCGCACGGCATCCGACGTCATGCGTCGGCGTCGTGGTTCGCAGGCGACCTTGACCGGCGCTGGCTCGGCAGGCTCGACGGCTGGCTCGGTGGCGACCAAGTCGCTGCTGGGCATGTAAGGGGCTGGACATGGCCGACTCTCGGGCAGACACCTGCCTCTCCCACCACGATCGCCTCGTAACGCAGCGCGCCACCTTCGAGAAGGTGTGGCAGCAGATCGAGGATCGCATCAACCCGACCGACGTGCAGTTTTCGTCGAACGTGGCGACCCTCACCAAAGGCCAGCAAAACACCGACAAGGTGTTCGATGCGACGCCTGGTTTGGCGCTCGACCGATTCAAGTCGGCCATTCACTCCCTGGTGACGCCGCGCAATCAGACCTGGCACAAACTCAAGGTGGCCGACGAGGCGCTGGCCGACGATCAGGAAATCACGCGCTACCTCGAGGAGGTCAACAAGCGCCTGTTTGCTGCGCGCTATGCAGCCAACTTCGACACCGAGGTGCAGGGCTCCTACTACCAGGCTGGCAAGTTCGGCAGCATGGGCATGTTCACGGGCGAGCGTCCGGGTAAGTCGCTGTACTACCGCTCGGTGCCCATGAAGCAGCTGTTCTTCGCGGAGAACGAGTTTGGCATCGTTGACCTGGTGCACCGCGACTGGTTCTGGACGGCGCGTCAGGCGTTTCAGAAGTGGGGCGACAAGCTGCCGCGCGTCATCCGTTACGCGGCTGAGAAGATGCCCGACACCGAGTACCGCTTCCTGCATGTGGTGAAGCCTCGCGCCGATGCGGACGTGTCGCGCAAGGACTACCGCGGCATGGAGTTCGTCTCCTACTACGTCTCCTTCGACACCCGCGAGGTGATTGAGGAGGGCGGCTTCCGTGTGTTCCCTTACGCTGTCGGCCGCTACGACCTGACGGCCGGCGAGGTCTACGGCCGCTCGCCTTGCATGACGATCCTGCCCGACGTGAAGATGCTGAACGAGATGAACCGCACGACCATCCAGGCCGCGCAGCTCGCTTTGCTGCCGCCTATGCTGGTGCACCGCGATGGCATTCTTGACGCGATGCGCTTGACGCCTGGTGCGTTGAACTATGGCGGTGTGGACGACAACGGCCGCGCGATGGTGCAGCCGCTGAACATGGGGGCCAACGTCAATATCGGCATCGAAATGATGGAGCAGAAACGCGCCATCATCAACGACGCGCTGCTTTCGACGCTGTTCCAGATCCTGGTCGACAAGCCCAACATCACGGCGACCGAGGCCATGCTGCGTGCGCAGGAGAAGGGCCAGCTCATCGGCCCGACTGGCGCTCGCATCGAGTCCGAGTTTCTGTCGTCCGTGCTCATGCGTGAGCTGGACATTCTGGCGGCTGCCGGGCAACTGCCGGAAATGCCCGAGCAGCTGGCTGAGGCCGGTGGCTTGTTCGAGATCGAGTACGACTCGCCGTTGTCTCGCGCTCGTGAGGCTGAGGGTGGCGTCGCCATCCTGCGCACCTTCGAGCAGCTCGCGCCGATCGCCCAGGTGGCGGGCCCGTCCGTGTTCAAGCGGTTCAACGTCGACAAGATCAGCGAGGAGCTGGCGCGCCTGAACGGCATGCCGGCGAAGCTGCTCTACACCGACGAGGAAATGGAAGGCATCGACGCAGCGGCGTCCGAGCAGGCGCAGCTCCAGCAGATCCTGCAGGCGGCTCCTGTGGCTGCCAGCGCGGCGAAGGATATCGCTCAGGCGTCATCGATCGCGGGCTCTGAGCCTGGTGAAGTCCTGCCAAACATCATGCCGGGCTGATCCTGCATGAACCCTCTGTTTCTGAAATTCTGGAACCTGCGCGAGCACTATCGCGCGGTGTTCTGGCGGCACGAGCCGGATGAGCCGCACCTGAAGGCCATCGTCAAAGACCTGCGCGAGTTCTGTCGCGCTGACCAGTCGTGTGTCGTGGTGGCCAAGGATGGCCGCATCGATACGCATGCCACGGCGGTGGCAGAGGGCAGACGAGAAGTCTGGCTTCGCATCACGCAAACCCTGAGTCTTTCCGACCAGACCCTTCAACGATTTAAGGACGAAGATCATGACTGAACCCGTATCGGCTCCGGCCGCAGCACCCGCACCCGCAGCAGCACCGGCTGCCGCTCCCGTCACCGTCGCTTCGGCGCTCATGGGCGACCCTGCTGCCGCTGCCGGCATTGCGCCTGCTGCTGTGGCACCTCCGGCTGATGGCGCTGCCGTTGCTCCGGCTGCTGATCCTGCTGCTGCTCCTGCTGCCTTGACCATGCCCGGCAAGGACGCGACACCCGAGGACTGGTCTGCCTTCTACGCCCAGATCGGCCGGCCTGAGACGCCCGAAGGCTACGAGTTGCCGCTGCCAGAAGGCGACGATGGCGAGTTCGCTAAGCAGATGGCTCCTGTCCTGCACAAGCACGGCGTGTCGGCTGAGCAGGCGAAGGGGCTCGCTGCCGACTGGAATGCAATGGTCGCTGCTCAGGTGGCTGAAATGGACGCGGCCGACGCATCCCATGCTGCGGCGATGAACAGCAAGAACACGGCCGAGGCCGCTGCTCTCAAGAACGAATGGGGCCAGGCGCACGAGGCCAACATGCACTTTGCCAAGCTGGCGGTGCAGCAGTTCATGCCGGCCGACAAGGCGGGCGATGTGATCGCGGCCATCGAGTCGAAGCTCGGCTACAAGGCGACGATCGAGTTCCTGCACGGCATCGGCAAGGGCTTGGGCGAGCACGACGCGGCCGGCTTGGGCGCTAACAATTCGGCTCCAGCAAAGTCGCTGGCTGATCGTTTGTACCCTGGCGCAACATAAACTGTTGTAAAAAACCAACAGAGCCCGCTTCCGAGCGGGTTTTGTTTTTCCACCTATCCATTGCGGGAATCGCATCAGTGTTGTATTATCGCAACCGATTGGTGCCAGATCTATGGTGAGGCATCGAGTGATCCCGAGTCTCATTTTTGGAGCTTATCTCTATGGCAACTCTCCCCTCTAAGGCTGGCGCGGTCACTCTGACTGATTTCGCCAAGTCCATCGACCCGAACGGTTCAACGGCCACAGTCATCGAGCTGCTCGCGCAGTCGAACGAAATTCTGCAGGACATGACCTTCATCGAAGGTAACCTGCCAACCGGCCACCAGAGCACGATCCGCACTGGCCTGCCCACTCCGACGTGGCGCAAGCTGTATCAGGGCGTCCAGCCGACCAAGAGCACCCGTGCTCAGGTCGTCGACACCTGCGGCATGCTCGAAGCCCGCAACGAGATCGACGTCAAAGTCGCCTCGCTCAACGGCAACACCGCTCAGTTCCGTATGTCTGAGGCAATGTCCGAGATCGAGGGCATGAACCAGGCGCTCGGCGAGACGCTGATCTACGGCGACACTTCGGTGAACCCTGAGCGTTTCACTGGCCTGACACCGCGCTACAACACCGTTTCTGCTTCTGTGCCAACAAGCCAGAACGTCATCGACGCTGGCGGTACCGGCTCCGACAACACCTCGGTGTGGTTGGTGGTCTTCGGCGAGAACACGATCACCGGCATCTATCCAAAGGGCTCCAGCGCAGGCTTGACCCACCAGGATCTTGGCGAGATCGACGCGTTCGACGCCAACAACGCCCGCTACCGCGCTTTTGCTGACTTGTGGAAGTGGGACGTCGGTCTGGCTGTTCGCGACTGGCGCTATGCCGTTCGCATCGCCAACATCGATGTGTCTGACCTGGTCGGCCAAACCGGCACGCAGGCTGCTACCGCTTCGACGGCTCTGATCAAGACCATGATCCGCGCAATGGCTCGCATCCCGATGATGGGCATGGGTCGTCCGGTGTTCTACGCCAACCGCACGGTCAAGGAGTTCCTGAGCATCGCTGCGATGGACAAGTCGAACGCCGCTCTGGCTGTGCAGCCTTCGCTGAACCAGTTCGGCACGGTTGCTCCTGGCTCCGTGAACAACGGCACCACGACCTTCCTGGGCATCCCGGTTCGCACTGTCGACCGCCTGCTGTCCACCGAAGCCCGCGTGGTCTGATGAGCTGAGGGCTTCGGCCCTTGGTTCTCCCTCAAATTCTCACAAGGAACCCATCATGATCCTCGATACCCAAGAGCAGTTTTCTGACGCACAGGCCGTCACCTCCACGGGTGATGCCGTCTCCACCAATGTCTATGACACCGGCGCTGCTGCTGATGTCGGCATCGGCGAAGAGATCTACGTCTACGCCAAGACCAAGGCCGCGTTCACGTCTGGCGGCGCTGGCACGCTGCAGGTCATCCTGCAGGACTCGGCTGACAATTCCACCTTTGCCGATGTGCAGGCTTTGACGCCGGCCAAGGCTCTGGCGACGCTGACGGCCAACACCGACCTGGTGCGGGCCCGTCTCCCGATCGGCTTGCGCCGCTACATCCGTCTGGCCTATCGGGTCGGCACGGCTGCCATGACTGGCGGCACCGTCGATGCGTATCTATCGCTCGAAGTGCAGGCTCAGCAGTACGGCGCTAGCGGCTTCACGGTGGCTTGATGCGAGTCGTAGCTAACTCCATCGGCTACCTCGGTGCCGTCCGCGTGGCAGGCGAAGAGTTCGATGCGCCGGAAGGCGTGACGGGTTCTTGGTTTGCTCCGGTCGCCTTGAGCGAGGCCAAGCCTGCGGGCAAAGCCAAGCGCAAGGGTGGCGAGGCTGATGCGGCTGGCGACGAGGCCGCGGACGCAATCTGAGGCTGGCCCGTGGGCACAAAAGGACGGGCGCTCTATGCGCCCGTTTTCGTTGCGACTTTCGCAACAGCGACGTAGAATTCAGCAACATATTTAGGAGTCCAGCATGGCGCTCATCAGCATGAAAACCAAGGGCGACATGGCCCAAACCATCAGCCAGAGCGAGTACGGCTACGGCACCGAGATCCGGCTCAACGAAGACCAGTGTCAGGCGCTTGGCATCACCACTCCAATGGCTGCCGGCACCAGGGTGTCGATCGAGGCTGTGGCGTTCGTGAAGTCTGCCACGCAGACCGTCGGCGATGATGCTGGCGACAAGGATCCCGAGGTCTACATGTGCCTCCAGATCACCGACCTGGGCCTCAAGCCGATGGCCGGCCGCGACAAGAAGGTCATGGCGAAATCGCTCTACGCCGACAGCGAGGAGTGATCGATGGCGTCCGAAGTCTCCATTGCCAATCGCGCACTGACCAAGCTGGGCGCTGACCGGATCCTGCTGCTCACCGATGAGACGCAGGCGGCTCGCACCATCAACTCGATGTATGCCGATGTGCGCGACGCCGAGATTCGGCGCTACACTTGGAAGTTCTCAATCAAGCGGACAAGCCTCTCGGCGCTCGTGTCGGCTCCCGCCTGGGGCTACCAGTTCCAGTACCCTTTGCCGTCCGACTATCTCGGCCTGGTGCAGGTCAACGAGTACTATGTTCGCCCGCGCGATCGTAAAGCGCCCTGGTCTGTCGAGGGTGGCAACATCCTCACCGACTTCGATGCGCCTCTCAAGCTGCGCTACAAGGCCCGCATCGAGAACCCGGCCCTGTACGACCCGCTGTTCGTCGAGCTGTTTGCCTGCAAGCTGGCGATGGAGGCTTGCGAGACCCTGACGCAGTCCGGCTCCAAATATGAAGCGGCCGCGAATGGTTACAAGTTCGCGCTGTCCGAGGCTGCCCGGCAGGACGCGCTGGAGAACCCACCCGAAGAGTTCGCCTGGGGCTCGTTCCTCGACGCGCGTGAGGCCGACTGATGGCCAAGGCATCACCCATCCTTGAGAACTTCAACACGGGCGAAATGTCGCCCTTGCTGGCTGGTCGTGTCGGCTTCGAGAAGTATCCCAACGGCGCATCGATCCTGGAGAACTTCATCCCGACGACGCAGGGGCCCAACCAGCGACGGGCTGGCACGCGCTTTGTGTTCCCGGTCAAGGACAGCGCCAAGAAGGTGCTGCTCGTGCCGTTCGAGTATTCCGTCACCCAGGCCTACATGCTGGAGTTCGGCGACTTCTACGTGCGCTTCTACACATGGGATTCGGTCACAAAGGTGCGCGGCATCCTGACCTCTGGCGGTGTGCCCGTCGAAGTGGTGACGCCTTATGCCGAGGCCGACCTGTACAACGCCGACGGCACGCCTCGCCTGCGTTTCATCCAGTCTGGCGACTTCCTGTACCTCACGCATTCCAAGTACCAGCAGCGCGTCCTGAAACGGATTACTGCGACCTCTTTCACGATGTCCGTCTACGACGTGGTTGGTGGCCCTTGGATGCCGCTGAACGACACGGGCACCACGGTCTATGCAGACGCCGAGACCGGATCCATCACGCTAATCTCAAGCTCGCCAATTTTTCAGACGGGCCACATCGGCTCGCTGTTCTACCTTGAGGCGCGCGACACCAACACTATTCCAGCTTGGGAAGTCGGCAAGGCCATCACGGCCGGCGCGCGACGCCGCTCCGATAGCAAGACCTACGAGGCGCTTAACTCGGCCACCACGGGCACCAGCAAGCCTGTGCATACCGAGGGCGCGCTGATCGATGGCGACACCGGGGTGCAATGGCAGTTTCGCGACGCGGGCTACGGTTATGTGCGCATCACCGGCTTGAACAACACGTCGACCGTGACGGCCACGGTCATCGACCGCCTGCCGTCTCAGGTGGTGGGCTCTGGGGCCGCGACGACCCGATGGGCTTATGGCGAGTGGTCGACGGTCAGGGGTTGGCCGTCCGACGTGGCGTTCTTTCGCGAGCGCCTGTGGTTTGGCCGCGGCCAGACGCTGTGGGGCTCGGTGTCTGCCGACTTCACCGACTATGCGCCGCGCACCTACGGCCAGGTCACGGCCGACATGGCGATTACCGTCACCCTGGTGTCGGGCAAGATCAACGACGTGCAGTGGCTGGCGACCGACCGCGACCTGGTGGCTGGCACTGCGGGTGGCGAGTTTGCCATCGGCGAGCTGACCAACGGCGAGCCGCTCGGGCCCGCCAACAAGCGCTCGCGGGTGCTGTCGGCCTTTGGCTCTCGGGCCATCCCGCCAATCAAGAACGTCGAGTCGCTGCTGTTCGTCCAGCGCTCCGGCTTGAAGGCGCGCGAGACGTTCTACGACTTCGGCTCCGACGGCTACAAGTCAACCGACACAACGGTGCTGGCCGAGCACATCACGGCGTCTGGCATCACGCAGATGGCATTCGCTCCCGATCCTGACCAGGTTGTCTGGTGCATTCGCGCCGATGGCGTGCTGCTGGGCTTTACCTGGAACAACGAGCAAGGCGTGCGCGGCTGGCACCGGCATCCCATCGGCGGCTCTGGCATCGTCGAGTCGGTGTCTGTCATGCCTGCGGCCGAGGGCGATCGCTCCGAGCTGTGGATGGTTGTGCGCCGCACGATCAATGGCGTCACCAAGCGCTACGTCGAATACATGGAGCGCACCTACCGGGTTGGCGACGCGCAGTCCTCGCAGTTCTACGTGGACTCGGGCCTGACCTACTCGGGCGCGGCCACCACGACGATCTCGGGCCTTTCCCATCTTGAAGGCCAGACGGTCAGCGTGCTGGTCAATGGCGCGCCTCATCCCAACGTGGTCGTCACCTCCGGCTCCATCGAGCTGCAGATCGCGGCCACCATCGCTCAGGTCGGTCTGCCGTGCCCGGCGCGGTACCGCTCAATGCGCCTTGAGGCCGGTTCTCAGGATGGCACCAGCCAGGGCAAGACCAAGCGGATCCACAAATGCGTACTGCGTCTGCTCTACACCGGTGGTGGCAAGTACGGCGCTCTCAATGGTGGCCCGATGGACGACCTTCTTCTGCGCTCGTCGGCTGCGCTGATGAACCAGCCAGCGCCTTTGTTCACGGGCGACAAGGTTGTTCCCTGGCCGGATGGCTACAACACCGACGCCTATGTCGGCTTTGAGATCGACCAGCCTGTCAACGTGGTTCTGGTGGCGGTCATGCCTCAGATCGCTACCAGCGACGCGCGATGATGCAGATCGTCGCCTTCAAGGCTGCACACCTTCAGTCGCTGGATCTCCAGGATTCACAGGCCTACCTGAGCGCGGATCTGGCAAAGCCGGAATATGCCGCGATGATCGAGCAGGCAGGCCAATCCTTCACCGCGATCGTCGATGGCAATGTTCTCGCCTGCTCAGGGACAGCCGAGGTGTGGTCTGGTCGGGTGGTGGCCTGGGCGCTGATCTCCAATCAGGCCGGGCGGCACATGGTTGGCATCCACAAAGCGGTTTCCGGCTACCTTTCTGCGGCAAAATACAGGCGCATCGAGGCGTGGGTCGACGAGGGGTTTGCGCCCGGCATGCGGTGGCTCGAGCTGCTTGGCTTTGTTTGCGAGACGCCTTTGCCCATGCGCGGTTTTCGGCCTGATGGCGGGTCGTGTTTTCTGTTTTCAAAGGTGAAATAACATGGCTTTTGTGATGCCTCTCTTTGCGATGCTCGGCACTGCTGCCGGCGCGTCTGCTGCCACTGCCGGTGTTGCTGGCCTGTCACTGGCATCCGGCGCGCTTGGTGTCGTTGGCGCGATCCAGTCTGGCAGGCAGGCCAGCGCGGCCGCCAAGTCCGAAGCCAACATGGCCGACTACAACTCCAAGATGAGCGAAATCCAGGCGCGGCAGACCTATGCCGCTGCCGGCGTGCAGGAGGACGAGACACGACGCCGTGGCCGTGCCGCCATTGGTATGCAGCTCGCGTCCAGCGCCGAGGCTGGAGCTGGTTTGAATGGCGACCTGCTGCGCGAGTCCGTGTTTGGGGTCGAGGCCGATTCAATGGCGATCCGCTATGGAGCCGATCTCAAGGCGCAAGGGCTCAAAGACAACGCGATGCTGCAATCTTCGGCAGCGGCGGTGTCGCGTGACCGCGGCAAGCAGGCGATCACATCCTCCTATCTCAACGCTGGATCCTCCGTGCTTGGCGCGGCCACCAGCTACTACGGCGCGACCTCCAGGATCGCAGCAGCCGGAAAGGTCGCCTAATGGCTCGCGCAATCCCAACATACGAACGTCGGAACCTGGCTGACGGCATCCAGTCTGCACCCAACGCATCGAGCAATGTTTCAGCCAGCAGCCCGATCGCGGCGAGCCTTTCCAATCTTGGGCAGGTTGTCGGCAACGTCGGAAACATGATGGCCGAGCAGGAGATCCGTGTTGCGGCCGAGCAGAAGAAAAAGCTCGAGGGCGACGCTGCGGTCAACACCACGAACGTGCTCGCTCAGGGCGATGTGTTCTGGCAGGAGAACGCGGCCAATCGCATGAAGGCCTGG